TCGACAACCTGTACATTTTCCGCAGGGAAGCTCGACGGGCATGTCCGCGAAACCATCGCGGGGATTGAACACCATAGACCGTTTGCCAGTCGGGTTCTTGTTCTTAGCCTTCCAGGCAGAAATAGGGTAATAACAGGTCATCGGTTCATCTCCGAATCAGGCAGGGGAAGGGTTAGAGCCGGATGCCGCCGCGCATGGGAGTCCAGTTGTTGGGCTTGGCGACTTTCTTCGCCGTGCGGCGGAAATTCCGGTTGTTGGTTGGACGACGTTTCATGGCTTATGCTCCGAAAATCAACTTGACAAACTCAACAAGGTGTTGCCAGCCAATAATAACCGCCTGATCAACACAAAGGAAGAGCCAACGAATAGGTTCACAGGTCATAGCGTTTTACCTCTTCAGATCGACACCGGGGGAACCAGTGTCAGTAAGGCCAGAAGGATCAAGTCGCTTCTGGCCCTGTTAGGCTATCGCCGCTTCGCTCACTCGTCAACCCTGACGAAAAAAGCCCCCTTACGGGGGCTTGCTAGCGCGCCTACGGCTTGCTGATTCCCGCTACGGGGGCTGATCGCCCCCTACACGGGAATGCCCAAAAAGCACAAAACGAACCATGTCGTAGACATGATTATCGTGCAGTCCAGGGGGAGCGGACAACAGCGCATCATAATAATCGTGCGCGTGCCAGGGACGCTCCCACGGCCCTGGCAAAGGGGCCGCAGGAAACAAATCAAGCTGAGTCTGCGCCATCGGCGGATGCCTCTAATTGCTTGACTTTTGCTTCAAGTTCTGCAACGTAGTCTTGTTTTTTCTTCTTGACTTCTTCGCGCTGTTGCTCTACGACGCGACCAGCTTTATCAAGAATCTCGCGAGACGTGTTGATGCGATCGGTAAGATCGCCCTGGAGACCAGTGACGTCAGCATATTGCTCGGGGCGTGTGGAGGGAGGGAGTACGCCGGTGCGATCGAACTTGCGAATGATATTATTAATATCGCACGAATCGGCGTGGGATTGGTGGGTCATAGACTCACCAATGAAAGCAGTAGTAACGCGCGCGCGTTCATAAGGATGGCGCACACGCGGGGGAGTGAAAGTAGAATTAGATTTAGTCATTAGAAGTGCTCCAGCAACATATTCCAGATGAATTTAAGACGATCGGACGTACTAAGCGTTTTCATATGTTCCTCAGTTTCACGCTTAACCTGTTCGGGCGTCTTACCCTTTTGCCCCTTGGCAGTTAGCGCCTCGGGGACTTTAGCATTAGGCGAATCGATACTAATAGCATCCTTAGCTCCTGATGCCATATTTTTAAACGGATTACCAGAGTTACCAGCACCAGCCTGAAACGTCTTGATGATGTCACCAATATAAGGCTCGAGCGCTTGGTAAAGCGCTTTTTTAACAGCCTCAGTGTCGGCCTGAATACCAGTAAGGCGGGTCTGTTCCTTAAGCAAACCCTCTTGTGCCTTGGATTGATCAATCGCCTGTTTGGCAGACGCAGCAGCGACACCAGTCTTGCCGAGGGGCGGAGCGGAAATGGACGAGGTAGCGCCAGAAGGAGTAGAAGCAGGAGAACCGAGTGCAAGCACCCGGTTTAAGCCAGCTTTTTCAAGATCAATAGCGGCGCGCTGATAAGCCGTATTTGACATCTGTTCCTGCCATGCACGGTTTTTTGACGCCTCTCGGGCATTAAACCAGCCAGAAATACCAGCGCCAACAAGATCTCCACCAATTGCGCCGCCAACGCTTTTAAAAGCATCACTGAATCCCATAAATCACCTTAGAAGTGATCGATCAGACCTGGCACGGAGTAAACCGGCATCGGTCGATCGGTGTGGAAGTTAAACCAGATGTCACAAAGGAAGTGCGGCTCGCTGGGAACCGCAATAATGCGATCAACTGGCGGGTTTTCCTCAATGAACGAAGAATTGAGAACCGGAAGAGAGGCGAAGTCCTGAGACAAATGCCAAACATCAAGCGACGAAGAGGCGTTGCTGTTAAAAAGACCGGTAATGCGTGAAGGCTTGTAGCGATATTCCGCGAAGCGCTCCTGATAACCGAACACCTCGTCATCCGCAGCAGTGCCTTGCCAGAAAATTTCTTTATTAAGTACCGCTTGTTCGCCAAGGTGGGCGAGGGCAGGCCAGTAGAAGTCATAGCGGGTCTGGCGGCTCCACATGCGTTCCAGACCTTGCTGGTAAGTCAGATCAGCACGAGCAGAGGCGAGACCAATAACAACGCCGTGCTCTTCAAACGATTTGGAGAAGCGAGCATTGCCAATAGCTGTACCAATAGCCGCAAGGTTGCCCTGGGGAATAGTGTCCTGCTGGACAGTAGCCGCAATGGGATTGATGTTAATTCGAGTAGTACCACCGCCGAGATACTCCGGGCGCTGCAAACGCGAATCAGACGAACGAACACCGAAGTGCGAAAGAATCAGCTCAATATAGCGAGTACCGCCGCGAGCATCGCGCTCTAACAATCGCTGAATCTGGAATGCAGAACGAAGATCGTTAATAGAAACAGCCGTAGCCGCTGAAAGATCGGCATACGCATCAGACGGGCCGGTACCAGAAATAGACGCATTAGTTCCGCCTGTGCCAGCAGGAGCATTGAGAGCGGTCAAATGATAAGGATCGGTACCGCCAGTGTTATTGATTCTCAAAGCGCCAGACGTTGTAGCGGTATCAACCGTATCCAACGAAATGCCTGTAGGAAACACAAGCTCAGCTTCATCCCCAAGGGGAACGACTACGGGGTCACCTTTCTGTGGCCACGGCAAACAGGACGTAAAGTAGTCGTGCCGCTTGCCACGCGGGGCAAGGCTGATAGGCATTTCTACAATAGTATCGGGGCCATCGTCAGTTTTAACAGTGCGGGGCTGTTGCAAATTCTGATCACGATACCACTCGTTCCAAATCAAATTGTACGCACGGAACGGAAGAGCATTGACAGACATATTAACAGTACCGGCCGCCGCAACGTATGGCAAACCAAAATAATGCGAAATATTAAAGCCAGCGGCTGTGGGAGCAGTAGTGTTACGACCAATGTTGAAACTCGGAACGCTCAGTGTGTTAGGGTCGAAATCAGGGGTTGGGCGCTCGCCCATGAACTTTGTCCAGTTGTCCCAAACAAGACGGTAAGGAACGAAAAAGAAATGAATGTCCAGGTACATGTTATCCATGACCGGTTTAAGCGGAGTAGCCAAACGGGCAAACGCCGTAGTATCAACATTGAAGGTATCACCGGGTAGAACCTCGTCCACAAAAATCGGAACAAGCTTGCCAGCATCGAACGTGGTTTTGACCGCATGCGATCGGTCAAAGCGGGAACGCTGAATCTCAGCGTTAGGGACTTGAGAAAAATGCTGCGAAGCATTCATAACGGATGGCTGTTGAAAATATTTCTCTTTCATTTGGATTTACTCCGGTAAGTTAGACAAATCGTAATAGGGGTACCAGTCACGCAAATAATCGCGAGCCGTTACCCTTGCGACTTTTTTTTCAATACATCAATAAAGCTTTCGCGCTTGAGAATGGGAATACGCGAAACGCGCATATCACCAGCATCATCACTGTGCTGTTCCAAAATGACAATAACAAAGGATTCGAGAAACGAAAGGAAATTATCATACGCAGCATCGCGCGCCGAATATGCAGCGGCTGCGAAATTGTCATGTGAACCCTCGTAGACTTGCTCGGGGTCGTCAGGGTCTAGCATGGAAACCAGATCGTCTTTTCGATCAGTTTCACCCCTTAACGTTTCTTCCAGCTTATCCAAAATATCGAGCAACTCAGTCGGAGAACCCGTAAAAGCTTCAGACCGTGTGCCGTTTTTTTCATTAAAGAACTGAACAACGAGTTTCATTATATTTTCTCCTGCCTTCCTTTAAGTTTAGAAATGCGGTTCTTTTCGCGATTGCGAAGAGCGCCGCGTTTTTCCAACGCATCGCCAGATCGTGCATGAGCGAGTCGTTGTTTCTTTAGCTCCTCGAAGTGGGATTGCTCCCAATCGAGGTAGCGTTTCGGAACCGGGTACTCCCGGCCCTCGATAGTCACCGAACCTGTGCGTGACAGATCGGATTTGTATTGTTTCAGCCAATCATGGCCGATACCTGGACGACGAGACATAAGGTTGAAGGTGTCCGCGTCGTTGATCTTTTTCATAACGTAGCCGCACACATAGCAGATTGATGCCATAGTAACGGGGGCAATGGACACATGACCTTGACCCCAGAAGCGTTCCAGTGTAGGGGACGTGTAAAGGCTGTCATCGATGGTAATTTTATCGTGGAGGAAATCAAGACCAAAAAGAATTGCGTGATAATGTGGCCGGCGTGTCTGCTCGCCGTATTCGCCGCATGCAATATAACGGACAGTGCCTGGGGGAAGATCGCGGCGGAGCCGCTTGAAAAAATCCTGAAGGTGTTTTTTATCGATACAACCATCCTTGGGAAGGTGGTCGTCATCATAGGTCAACGTAATAAACGAATTTTGATCGTGTAGGGTGCTTTCATGGTAAGCACGGATTGACCACATAAGAGCCTGATCAGCTCGACA